CATGGAAATCAGGCGGGACGATGACGAGGCTAGGCAGAATTTTAGAAAGCGATTCCAGTGCGACACAAACCCCGGCCCGAAATGGAAGGCTAAGTATTGGTCATGTCGTATGTGGGAGTCAGGCAAAACAGTTGACGATGTGTTGACTGCTGAATACGTAGAAAAGGAATACAAAGAATACATGGCTAAACGAACATATCCAACAAGCGGCATTGTTCATGCAATCAGTTCGGAGATACTAGGCGACGATCTGCCTAGCGACATCCAATATCTGCCGCCGGGGCAACACAGCATAACGGCAAGCAAGAACGGCAAGCCTGCTGATTTAACTTTAAATGTAACTGCTAAAACCGCCGACAGGCTGCAAAAATCCTACGAGAAAATCACAGCAGGAGATCGGGAGCAGGTTTTTATTGATTTCAACCACGACGACAAGGAGGCGAGTGGTTGGGTTACTGGATTCTATTGGGCAGGTGATGACGCAGAGGAGGGCGGCGTGCGTGCCAAAGTAGAATGGACAAGCAAAGGCGAGGAGGCTTTACAGGGTAGGAATTACCGCAAATTTTCCCCGACATTTACCCTTAACGCTAAGGGAGAAATAGACGGGACAACTTTAAATGCAGGAGGTCTTGTTAATCGGCCAGCGTTTAAAGACATAACACCGATTGTTGCCACTGACGGCAGCGATCAAAACGTAAAAAGTCAAATGGACGAAGAAAAAGAACAAATGACATCGGGCGAGTACGATAAGGAAAAGCTCATGTCTCAGTTGGCCGAAAAAGACGAGGAGGTCAAATCCTTAAAGGCCAAAATCGCAGCACTAGAAGAGGACAAAGACAAGGACAGCGAAGTCGCTGCCAAATCTGCTGTTGATCGTGCTGTAGAGGAGGGACGAATCCCGGCAAAAGATGAAGAGGTTAAAGCTAAATGGGTTAACACCCTAAAGGCAGACCCCTCTGCAATCTCTTTGCTTAATTCAATCCCTGTAAACCCTGCACTGTCGCGTGTGGTAAACGCCAAGCGTGACGGCAACAAACAATTCGCAACGAACCAAGAGGAGCAAATGCGTGCAGTTAACGAGTACAAAGCTCAAAACGGCACATCGTTTGAGGCTGCTTTTAACGCGGTTCGTTACGACAAACCTGAACTGTTTAACTAAAAGATAAAATGGCTGGTACATTAACTAGAGACGTAGCGATCTTTTCGTTTGAAAGTTCGGCAGACTTAACCGGCAAAGAAGGTTATGCAGTCGAGGTGGAAAGCGGAAAGGTAGAGCTTTGGGATGGCACTGGGGAACCGTTTGGCGTTGTGCTGGATGGCGAAACTACTGCCGGTAGAAACACGATTGCAACATTTGCGGCTGCAAGCGGCACTGTTAAGGTGAAGCTCGCAGGCACTGTTACTGCTGGAATGTTGTTGGAGATTGCCTCTGGGGGCAAATTCCAAGAGCGCACTGGCACCAATGACAGTTATGCAATGGCAATCGAGGATGGTGTTGCTGATGAAATGGTTGAAGCGGCATTGTGCAAGTACAACAAGTAATTGTTTAAGGAGATAATACAATGGGATTAAGATCAGAAGCATCAGTTAACCCGACATTAACCAACTATGCATCAGGCGTTGTTAACGACCTGACAAGTGCAGTTGCAGAGTTCATTGCCCCAACGGTAACTGTTCCTGCAACTATCGGGCAGTATAAGGCATACGACAACAAGAATGCCTTTCAAACCTATGACACCTCTAGGGGCGTAGGTGGATCTGCAAAGCGCATCTTTATGGATGTAAGTGAGCCAACATACAACTGCATTCCGCAAGCTCTGGAAATCACAATTGACGATTCAGAGCGGGACGCAGCAGGTACTACTAACCCGCTTGATTTGGAACAGGCCAAGGTAAAGACTCTTGTGCAAAGCTCTGTGCTTTCGCATGAGAAAGATGTGTTTACCACAATCAACGCTGCCGTATCCTCTGACACTTCCACAACTGTTGGCGGTGGTTCATTGGGCGATTGGAGCAGCTCAAGTGTCGATCCTATCGAGCAGCTTGATTCTTTGATTGAAGGCATTGCCAAGGACACTGGCCAGATGGCTAATGGCATCCTGATGGGAATGGGCGCATGGCGTTTGTTTCGTGCTAACGACAAAGTTGTAGCCAAGCAACCCGGTGCCGCTCTTATTGGCCTAAATGTTGGTCAAGCCTCTTCAATGCTGGTTAACCCCGGGATTGAGATCAAGGTTGGCACGCTTGCCTACGATACCACTAAGCAGGGCAAAGCACGCAGCAACGCTTTCGTTAACGGAAACGAGGTTTACGTGTTTGTCCGCAGTGGCAGTCCAACCATTTATGACCCAAGCGCAGTAAAGACTTTTGCTGGCGGTCGCGGTGGTGTGAGTGCGGTTCGTCAATATCGTGACGAGTCAAGCAGGAGTGATGTTTATGCGGTTGATTGGAGTCGTGACGTTAAAGTCACCTCTAGCATCTGCATTAAGCGCACAACTGCTTCCTAATGGTTAAGGGGCAGGGAGGTTTTACTAATTTGCCTCCCTGCCTCTATTTTTAAAAAATTAGAAACAGAGGAATTTAAAGAAATGGGAAATCCGCTTTGGTGTAACAACGTAGTGCCAACAGGCGCAGGCACGGGCCGCGTCAGCCAGACAGGCGAGCAATCAATTGCTGCCAACTCTAGTCGCACAAGCATAACTTTACAGAATTTGGGCACAGACGAAATCTATGTTCGTCTTGATGCCACCACACCAACATCGTCCAATGCACACTACATCCTTTCTGCCCCGTCAATTAGCCTTGGCGGCGATGGCGGTTTTTTGAAAGTGGACGGGTATGTTGGCGCAATGAAAGTGCACGCCGGGGGCAGTAGCTTCACCGTACAAATTGTTGAGTATCAAACAACATGAGCGCAACATTAGTAACACCAAAAACCACTAGCGGCGGTGAGATCGTCCGCGAGTTAGTCAACGCCTCAGACGGCGCGGGTCTGCATTTTGACGGCGCGGCGGGACACGTTGAAGCGACTGCATTATCGTTTTCAGACTTAACGAAGTATTCGTTTGAAGTGGTTTTCAGCACCGAAGATGCGACCACAAGTTGCGTATTAATTGGCAACTCAAATAGTTCGACCGCTCGCAAAGTTTTAGGTTTCAAAGACGGCATTCTGCGCCTTGGTTACAAGGAGGGAAGTTGGGCCGCCGTCAGCGGCGGGACTATTGAAGCGAATACTGTTTACCACGTTGTCGCCACACGAGACGGAACAACTCAGAAAATTTATGTAAACGGCAACGAGGTAACGACTGGAACGCTAGACTCCATATATTTTGGTGCTACTGCGGCTCTGCGCTTGGCTTATTCTGGTGACTCGACCGACAAGCAACATTTCACCGGCACTCTGTATCGTGCGAGGGTCTACAATCGCGCATTATCCAGTTCGGAAGTGCAGACAGCGTACGAGCGGGCAGACGTTGATTATAGTTCGCAGTACGGAAGTCAAAGTGAACTTGTCACCAACGGAGATTTCGCGAGTTCAAGCGGTTGGTCGGTTCAGTCGGTTGCAATTGGCTCAAACGTCTCAACGTGGACAGATGACGGTTCAACTTTGCAATTTGTAAGGCGAGCCGATTGGACGATTACGAAAGGCAAAAAATACCGACTACAATTTACCGTTAGCAGTTTTAGCGGCGCGGGAAGTATTGGCTTGTTCGATTATGCAAGAGCCAACCGCATTGCCGACAATGTTTCAGTCAGCGCAAACGGCACAGTCACAGCAGAGTTTACCGCTCAGAACAGTTCAAGTAGCGGCGCGTTGCTGGGAACGGCAGACGCAGCGAACAACATTGCCGCCGTCATTGACGACTTGAGTTGTGTGCAAATCGGCTGCGTCTCCGACTACGACCTAGCATTCGCCAACCCAAAAAATTCTTTCAAGATAAACGACCGTAGCGGCGCGGCAGATGGCACGGCAAGTAATGACGGAACTAATCCGACCGGAATTTCCCAAGTGCAAGTCATCAAGCAGTTGAATGCCACCGCAGCACGAATCGGCACTACTGCGGCGACTCCTGCGGATGGTGAGGTAATTGCGGGTAGCGTAACTGCAAAAACAAGTACGACTGGCGGTATCACAATAGATGCGTCCGGCCAAACTGACACGACTGCTCGCTTTGAATTAAAAGCCGACCGACCAAGTGCCGACCAAGACGCTTGCGACATTCGTTTCTACAACAACAACGCGCAGCCGATTGCAGTTATCGCGGCAGTAAAAGGCAGCGGGGCAAACGACACCGATGGTAAGCTGGATTTTTACACGTCGAACGAGAAGCGTCTCACCATAGACAGCACCGGCGCGGTTAAAATTGGCTCGATTGCGATGCAGGGCGATGCGTTGTTAGGCGTACGAGCGAATGGCGACTCAATCAACTTTGGTCACTCAAACCAAAATGGCTACGGTTCAAATTTAGGTTGCGGCAACAACAACGGTCATCCGTATCTCGCGTTTATGTGCGAACACGGAACGAACAACAACACGTTTCGGACGCGAGGAGAACACGGCAATGTCATTCAAGCGACCGCGACTGGCGAACTAAAATTCAGTCAAGTCACAACGCATAATGCTGACAATCAGACACCTGTTGACCGTCTCTCCATATCCAGCACCGGCTTGGCCACGTTCAGTGGTGATACAAAACTTGGAGACGGACTTGTTTCAAACTATGTCAAACACGTTGCTGGTTTAGATGACACGGTGGCTATCAGTTTCACTTTTCCAAGTCAATCGTCACGCTATATACATCAGATGTTGGAATTGCGAGTTGCGATGGGTGATGACGCAGCCGCAACAGCTACTCCAACATTTTTGCGATACGCTTTTACAACG